TTGGTCTGTGCGTCGTTGAAATCGTTCCATGCCGACATAGTCAGGCTCCTTGTTCTTGAGCTGCATTGGAGGAGGATTGGGTAGAGGCGGCTGCAGCCGGCGCAGCAAAAGCCTGGCGCGCGGCATTGCGGATCTTGTCCATCAGCTGGCCGAGATCGGGCTCTTCGATCATGTCGAGACGACCGGAGCGGTCTTTGGCCGGAAAGCCGAACGGGTTGAGCGTCTGGCAAATGAAGGCGCGGTAGGGCTTACCTTCATCGTCCTTTAGTTCGACCATGCTGATGACTTCATCGACGATGCCGGGCAGTTCGAGGCCGGTCTTGGCGCCCTCGATCTGCGGAACGAAGACCTTGCGATTGAAGTCGTCGAGCTTCTCGTCGAGAATGCCGACAAACCAGATGTTCTTTGAGCGCGTGTGCTGCAGATGCGTCAGCCAGGCGATCATCTCGCGGCCATGCAGGCCGTAGGCGCCGCGAATATCGGGCTTGCCGGTCTTGTCGGAGAACGCTTCCGGCTGGCCCTTGGCCCACTGGAAACAGAGCCGCCCGGCCACCGTGATGGAATCGATGAACACCGTCTGATAGCGATCGAGCTGGCCCGGCTCGCCGAGCTGCTCGACGATAGCGTTGTAATGTGCCTGGCTATAGGCTTGGTCGTCGCGCAGCGCCGGGTTGGGGCCGCCGATGAAGACTGCGAAGTCGCGGCACTGGTCCCAGGTCTTGGGCCGGATCGTGTCGCCGGTCCAACCCTCGATGGCGAGGTCGCCCGCTTCCAGGTCCATGAACAGCGTGGTGGCGGGATCAAGCGTCCACAGCAGCGAGGTCTTGCCGATGCCGGACTTGCCGAAGATGCAGCCCTTGATACTGCGCGGTGCTGCCATCCGTTCGTCGATGGTGATGATGGGAAGGGACACTATTTGCTCTCCTTCTTTAGCACCGCCACGGCGGCACGGTCGCTGCCGATGCATCCCGCCTCCCGGGCGAGCTTGTAGAGCTGCTTGAGCGCGTCGGCGCGGCGGTAGGCGGCCGTGCTCTCGGTTTCTGCCTCGATGACCGCGAAGGCGATCTCGTAAACGCTCGCCTCGACGACCGGCAGCGGCTCACGCGGCTCGTCACCCGCGCGCTGCGGAAGGGCGATGGTCTCGGGAAGGTCATCAAGGGCGTAATTCGCGGCGCGAAGACGGGTGATGTCGTCCGGCTGGTCCGGCATGGCGTTTCTCCGTGAGATGATGTGATCGAGGAGGCCCATCACGCGGCCCCGTTGACGTCGGGCGCGGGCTCGGCGACGTAGATCGCCAGCAGCGGCGTCCCGTCGGCATGAGCGCCGGCGTCCTCGATCTGGTAGTTGCGGTTGGGCTCGCAGACCTCGGTCAGCTCCCAGCGGCGATAGAGCCCCGGAAGACGCCTGAAATCCTCGAGCGACAGATCGGCAGTGCGGTTCATGCGTGTCTGCTTTCGATTGGAGGGAAGGCGCTCTGGGCGCTCGAATGGAAAAAGCCACCGGCGGGATCGGATCGGGACATCGGTTCAGGGGATTTCCTCGAGGGCGTCGTGCAGGCGGCGCATGGCGCGCTGGTAACGCTTGCGGGCGGCCGCCTCGGTCAGCCCCAGTTCGACCGCGACCTCGGCCTGGGAGAAGCCCTCGACCGCCACACGGATCACCAGCAGGGCATCGTCGCCGAGCAGCTTCCGCACGGCGCCGTTCAGCCGTGCATACCCGGCCGCGCCGATCCCGCTGTCGCCGCTGTCCGCCACCTCGTCCGGATCAGCGCCGCTGGAGAGATGTTCGCGCGCCTGGTCTCGCTGGCGCACGCGGATCATGTCGCGCTCGACATTGCGCAGCACCGTGGCCGCGATCCAGTTGACGCGCCCGAGGTCGAGGCCGCGGACCGCCTCGGTGGTGCGCGCCAGAACGTCGGATGCAACCTCGTCGGCGGTGCCGAGCCTGCGCCAGAGCGACCGGCGCCGGATGGCGTCGAGGCCGGGCCAGAGCGCCAGCAACAGCAGCGTCAGGGCGCAGTCGGACGCGGGCCCATTGCCCTGCGCCGCCCCGACCAGCGCGGAGAGGATCACGTTCTTCCGGGCCGGATCGCCGGTCTTGCGATGCAGCCCGTCCAGCAAAGCCGCCGGATCCCCGAACGGTGTGAGGGCGGCTTGCGCACGCCTGACGGCGTCGAAACTGCGCTGGAAGTGAAGGTTGGAGGATGAATGCATGAGGTGATCACGGATCTCGTGCCACGCGAAGGACATCGGACGCCTGCCTTGCGGCCAGGCGTCCGGCGCCTTCTCGTGGCCAGGTCAGGACGTCGCGCGTCTCTGCGATTTCAGGGGGTTGGGTGAATGCGCGCGTCAGCGCGCGGGTGCCGTTGCGTTATTCAGCGTGGCGCAGCCCCGGCAGGTGGCCTGAACCGGAAAGCCCACGAGATACTCGTGCCCCCGCGCGAAGCGCAGGTGCATGCGGCCGTCCCGGCAGACGCCGAGCAGCTTGTCACAGCGCGTGCAGCGCCATTCCGAGTTGTGGTTGGTGGGCTTGGTCTTCGCGGTGCCGGACCAGCTCGTCGGGGCTGCCTGGCGCGAGGGGAAGGGAGTCGGCATCGGGGTGCTCCTCTGATCGATGGAGCCCTTCCATTGGCCTGAGGAATCGGAGCCCGTCAGACCCCCCAATCGGAGCCGGATCGGAGCCAGCCGTCAGATGGCGATCTCCCAAGGCCCTTTGGCGCCGAGACTTCTCAGGAAGTTGGCCTTCAACTTGTCCCACAGCGGCTGCTTGAAGATGTTCGACAGGGACTGGTCTTCAGCGATTCCCTTGACAAGGTCCTTGGTCGACATCGGCGTTGGGCCGTTGTTGTGGGCATCGACCAGCCGCTGGATGATCTGGATGCGGTTTTCGCCCTTGATGTCGATGGTGCCTTTCCCTGGCACGAAGAGGGTCGCGATATCATCGCCGCTACGGGTGAGTCCGACCGTCATGCCTCCACGGGCCAATATCCGATGTCGCCGGAACACGGACCGGAGCTTGTCTGCGACCAACGCGATTTCGGCTTGCTTGGTGTCGATCTGATCAACAAGCGGCGTCAGAACATTGGCCGCCAGGCACGGTCCGGGAGCAGTGCCGGCCTGCAGAACCAGTCCAATACCGAGGTTGTGGCGCGCCCGAAGTTCCGTATCGACGGCAGACCGGACCCTCTCCCGGTCGAGACCACGCGCAAGGTAGATCGGAACATCGCCGCCATCGACACTGAGCGTTCCAAGGTAGAGGAGATGATCGGTCAGCTTCTCGATGGCGGGCGCATCGAGCGCCTTTTCGAGACGTTCCTTCAGGTGTTGCGCGACCCAGCCGTCACGCACCCGAAAGATCCTGTAGCGATCCGGGTTGCCCGCAGACGTCACCTGTCCCTCGGTGACCTTGAGGTCGGCCACCTTACGGTCTTCTTCCTCCGCATCTCCCTTCTCGATACGAACGACCACTTCGGCTGCCACCGGGCCGACCTCGTCTTCATCGTCGATCAGGTCGTCGCCTTCCCAGCCGGCCGGCACGAGGAAGCCCAGATCGGTCAGGAGGCCAGGATCGACACCGCGAGTTTGGAGCCATGCGCCGGTGACCCTGTCAGCTCCGATATCCCAGATGGCCAGCAAGGCGGGCATGACCGCCATGCTCTCCCCTTCGCCTGGCGCGCGACCATCACGGAGGATGTTCCAGTGTCTGAGCAAGCGATGCCCCAGAACGCGCTCGAAAGGGTCGTCGATGCTGAGAAGGCTGCTCGTGTTGCGGTCGGTGAGGGTGAAGTTGAGGGTTTGCGCCTCATCCCGTCCCGCGCGGAAATACCGGACCGCAATCTCGACGAAGCGGATTGCGAGCGCCCGCTCGAAAATCCTCGGAAGGCCCGGCTGGCTGTCGATGATTTCGGAGATGTCCTGGTCGATCGTGGTGGAAAGCGAGAGACGGTTGGCCAGATTGCCGATGCTGATGTCAGCGCGGATCACCTGTGCGCGGTCGATCACGACGTCGTCGAGTTCCGGCGGTTCAAGATCGAGTCCTTGCAGGAACTGCGAAATGTCGTAGGCCTGAAAGTCGACGGGCTGGTTGGAGTAGGTCTGCTCGAGAGCAGTCTCGATGAAGCGTTCGGCAACTGTGTGCCTGAGCTTTCGGTTGCCAGCGCGCACATGGACCCGCCCGGTCGATGGCGTGTAGACGATCATCGCCTCTCCAGGCGGCCGAAAATAGATGCTCGACCGATTGCCGTCGTCATCGATCTCCCGAACGCTTGTGGGGGGATCGGGATGGAACAGCAGGTACATCTCCGCCGCCGGTTCATCGCCGTCCTCGGGGATGTCGAACTTGTCGATGCTGTAGCCGTCCCCGCGATCGAGACGCTTGTTGAGATCGACCAGAAGCTCTTCGAGCAATGCGCTGCCGGCGTCCGGCCCCCCGTCGACCGAAGGCTCGGCCATGAAAGTCTGGTAGTGCTTGTCATAGCGCCGGTAGAGACGAAGGTGCAGGCTGTTCTCCGCCGCTTCAAACAAGCCGTGTTCGTTTGCGTAAGCCCAAAGGCTTCGCGCGAGCTTGTCCCGCCGGTTCAGAAGTTCCTTGGCGCGCTCGGGTTCGAGCGTGGTCTTGGCGAGACCTTCGAGGACATACTCGCCACGGTCGCTTGCGATTGTGACGATCCGGGCAGCTTCAGCTTCGAGGGGCCCCAGCCGATCCTTCTTTTCCTGCGGCAGCATGTTTCTGGCAGCCGTCGGACCGTCCGGATTGTCGGGGTCGAACCTGTAGGTCGCAAGCCAGCCCAACCTCTCGAAAGCCTTGCTCTTGAGAAATCCGGACAGCAATTCGGGCTCTGCATCATCGAAAAGCCGAGAAAGACTGGGGCAGGTTTTAGCCGGGACGCGTACCATTGAAGTCTCCGAGAATTCTGACTTGCGCTACTGATGGCGATCGTGGCGCCGTGCTCGGAGCTTGATACCGCGGTGTCGCCTCTGGAGACCGAGGGCAACGTTGCCTTTTTGCCGGACAGTTGCGTCCACAGAGGCGAGATCCACGCGCGCATCCTCGATCCGCTCCAGGAGATGGGGACCGATCGGAGTTGCTTTGCGCGTCATGAACTTACCTCAATGAACTACTGCTCTCGACTGATTCAACTCGCGATTGTCGCGGACGAATCGGTGATCGGCAAGTCCTGACGTTCTCTACCTGTTCGCAGCCGTGAATCCTGTCGGGTGAGATGTCCCATCACGGACGGTGTGGTGGCTTTTGATCGGTAAGGACAACACCGATCACGGCCACGAGACATGAAACGCCCCAACCCGCTCCCGCCCGACCAGATGACGCCGGCAGAGCGCCGCACTGAGCTGTGCCGCCTGCTGGCGCTCGGGCTGGTTCGGCTGCGGATGCGCGAGGGGAACGAAGTATCTGACGATAGTGAAGAACGTTGCCTACACTATCCGCCCGACCAATGCCGTCATGCAACTCCAACTCGCCGGAGAAATGCATGAACAAGCCCGATCCCATTCCCGCGCGCCTGGCCGCGCTCAAGACCACGCCGACGCCCGACCTGAAGAAACAGTGGCGCGACCTGTTCGCCAGCGAGCCGCCGCCCTTCAATCGCCGCTATCTCGAAAGCCGCATCGCGTATCGCATCCAGGAACTCGCCTATGGCGGGCTGAAGCCCGAGACGACCCGGCGGCTGGAACGGCTGGGCGAGGAACTGGACGGCGGCGACAGGACGAAGCGCAGCATCCGCGCCGACCGCGATCGCCCGATCATCGGAACGCGGTTGCTGCGCGAGTGGCAGGGCGTCGAACAGATCGTCACCGTCACCGCCGATGGCTTCGAATGGCAGGGACGCCCCTACAAGTCGCTGTCGGCGATCGCCCGCGCCATCACCGGCACGCGCTGGAACGGCTGGGTGTTCTTCGGGCTCAAGAACCACAGGGGGCGGAAATGATGAAGCCGCCCGAAAAAACGAAGCTCGTCCGCAAGCTGCGCTGCGCGGTCTACACCCGGAAATCCTCCGAGGAAGGGCTGGAGCAGGAGTTCAACAGCCTCCACGCTCAGCGCGAGGCCTGCGAGGCGTACATCGCCAGCCAGCGTTCCGAGGGCTGGGTGCTGGTCCGCGATCAGTATGACGACGGCGGCATCTCCGGCGGCACGCTGGAACGGCCCGGACTGAAGCGGCTGCTTGAAGACATCGAGGACGGACTGGTCGACGTGGTGGTGGTCTACAAGATCGACCGCCTGTCGCGCTCGCTGGCCGACTTCGCCAAGCTGGTCGAGGTGTTCGACCGCAACGGGGTGACCTTCGTCTCGGTGACCCAGTCCTTCAACACGACCACGTCGATGGGGCGGCTGACGCTGAACATCCTGCTGTCCTTCGCCCAGTTCGAGCGCGAGGTGACGGCCGAGCGCATCCGCGACAAGGTCGCCGCCAGCCGGAAGAAGGGTATGTGGATGGGCGGGGTGCCGCCCTACGGCTATCGGGTCGAAAACCGCAAGCTCGTCATCGACGAAGAAGCGGCCGACCACGTCCGCTGGATCTTCGCCCGATTCCTCGAGACCGGCTCGGGGACGGAACTGGCGCGCGAGGTCGGCAAGCGCGGCATCTGCACGCCGCGGGGCAACCGGGTCGACAAGAAGTACCTCTACCGGATGCTGAACAACCGCGCCTATATCGGCGAGGCGGTCCACAAGGGCGACAGCTACCCCGGCGAGCACGACGCGATCATCGACCGCGAGACATGGGACCGTGTCCACACCATCCTGCAGGAGAGCCCGCGCAAGCGCGCGGCCCGCACACGCGCTGATACGCCCGCGCTGCTGAAGGGACTGCTGTTCGGCCCCGATGGCGCAGCGTTTTCGCCGACGCACACCCGCAAGGGCGACAAGCTCTACCGCTACTACGTCAGCCAGACGGTGTTGAAGCATGGGGCCGGATCATGCCCTGTCGGCCGCGTACCAGCCGGCGAGGTCGAGGCCGCCGTCATCGACCAGCTGCGCGCCGTGTTCCGCCAGCCCGAGATCGTTGCGGGGACATGGAAGGCGGCGCGCGCCCACGCCGACGACATCACCGAATCTGACGCCCGCGCGGCCCTGCAACAACTCGACCCGCTGTGGGACGAGCTGTTTCCTGCCGAACATGCCCGCATCGTGGCGCTGTTGGTGGAGCGGGTCGACATCGGCGTGGGCGGGCTCAACGTGCGCCTACGCGTCGACGGACTCGACGGTCTAGCCCGTGAGATGCTGGCCGGTGGAATCGGAGAAGCTGCATGACCCGCTGGGCTCCGATCCCCGAGACGGTCACGCTCCACGTCCCGTTCCGCCTCGTGAAACGTGGAGGTCGGAAGGAGATGCAGCGGCCATCAGGCACCCAAGCGCGCGGGAGGCCGAACGATACGCTCATCAAGGCGCTTGCGCGCGCGTTCCGCTGGAAGAGGATGCTCGACAACGGTGACTTTGCCACGGTAGCCGACCTCGCCGCACAGGAAGGCATCGCTGTCTCCTACCTCACACGTGTGCTTCGGCTGACGCAGCTTGCGCCCGATCTCGTCGAGGCGATACTCGACGCACGGCACCCCCCGGGCCTGACGCTTCAGTCGCTGCGAGTGCAGATCCCCGATGAATGGTCGAGGCAGCGCGAGTCCTTGCTGCCCGGGACGGAATAAGGCTTGCGGCATCAGTCGGCCACGCTGTAGTTTCTCCGAGCCGTTGTCAGGCGAAAGAGCTGCCAAACCAAAGAATTGCGCGTTGATCTGAGCCGAGTTCTTTGACAAGCCGTTTGCTGCGCGATGGCATGTCGAAACCGGGCGAAGTAGATTGCGCATGAACGAAGCCGATACCTGCAGAAAGTTCGTCGTCCCGAAGCTGCAGGAAGCAGGCTGGGATGATCGCCCGCACGCGATAAACGAGCAGAGAACTTTTACTGACGGCCGAGTTGTATTTGTCGGCGGCAAAGCTCGCCGTGGCAAGCAGAAGCGCTCAGACTATCTTCTCCGATATAATCCGGATTTCCCGATCGCCGTCGTTGAGGCCAAATCCCGCTACCGGCACGCTGCGGACGGGCTCCAACAAGCCAAGGAATATGCAGAAATCCTTGGCCTTCGTTTCGCGTATTCGACCAACGGGATCGAGATTGTCGAGTTCGACTACACGACCGGCATCGAGCGAACGATTTCGGATTTCCCGGCACCTGATGACCTTTGGGCCCGGCTCCGCCGCGCCGAGGGCATTGTCGACGACCAAGTGGCCGAACGGCTGTTGACGCCCACTTTTCCAGACCGAGCCAAACCCCTTCGCTACTATCAGGAAATCGCGGTGAACCGGGCCGTTCAGGCGGCGCTTCAGGGCAGGAAGCGGGCACTGCTCACACTGTGCACCGGAGCGGGCAAGACCGCCGTCGCCTTCCAGATCTGCTGGAAGCTATGGTCAGCACGCTGGAATTCCAAAGGCGTCAACCGAAACCCGAAGATTCTGTTTCTCGCCGATCGCAACGTCCTGGTCGACGATCCGATGGCGAAGGATTTCAGCCCGTTCGGCGACGCCCGTCACAAGATCGCAGGCGGTTTGGCGGTCAAGAGTCGCGACATGTATTTCGCGATCTACCAGTCCATCGCGCGTGACGAGAACCGTCCCGGCCTCTACCGGGAGTATGCGCGCGATTTCTTCGATCTCATCATCATTGACGAATGCCATCGGGGCAGCGCCCGGGATGACAGCAATTGGCGGGAGATCCTCGAGTGGTTCGAGCCCGCGACCCAGATCGGGATGACGGCGACGCCGCGGCGAGAGGATAACGTCGACACCTACAACTATTTCGGCGATCCGCTCTATGAGTACAGCCTCGCGCAGGGCATCGCTGACGGCTTCCTGGCCCCGTATCGCGTCCATCGCGTCATCTCGGACTACGACGCCGCCGGATGGCGACCGACGCGGGGTGAACTTGATCGCTATGGACGCGAAATCCCCGACGCCGAATACTCCACACGGGACTTCGAGCGGGTCGTGGCGCTGCGTGCACGAACGCAGGCCATTGCGAGACATCTCGCGGGCTTCATGGCCGAGACCGACCGCTTCGCCAAGACCATCGTCTTCTGCGTCGACCAGGAGCACGCGCTCGAGATGCGGCAGGCGCTCGCCGCCCTGAACACCGATCTCGTGAAGGACCATCCCGACTACGTTTGCCGCGTGACGTCGGACGAAGGCGATGTGGGAAGCGCGCACAGGGCGAAGTTTCAGGATGTCGAGACCCAGACGCCGGTCATTCTCACTACGTCGCAGCTTCTCACGACCGGCGTGGACGCCCCGACCTGCAAGAACGTCGTGCTCGCGCGGGTCGTGGGCTCGATGCCCGAGTTCAAGCAGATCATCGGGCGAGGCACCCGCCTCAGGCCCGACTACGGCAAGCTCGCCTTCAACATCATCGACTACACCGGAACGGCGACACGCATGTTCGCCGATCCCGCCTTTGACGGCGATCCCGTCCGCGAGGACGAAGCGGTCATCAATGCAGACGGCGACATCGTGGAAGAGCGCGAGATCGAAGACGTAGCGCCGGATCCGGACGATCTTCCTGAAGGGCCCGATATCCCGGCTGGACCCGTCGAGCTGGGGGACGAGGGCGAGAACGGGCCCCGCAAGTTCTATGTCGACGGCGGCGAGGTCGCGATTGTCCGGCACCTCGTGTACGAACTCGATTCCGATGGGCGGCAGCTCGCCTGCCGCCAGCTCACCGATTACACCGGCGACAAGGTTCGCACGCTCTATCCCAATGCGTCGGAACTGCGCACGGACTGGCTTGACCCCGAACGCCGGGCGGAGATCGTCGAGCGGCTCGAGGATAAGGGCATCGACCTCGACTCCCTGGCTGATGCGGTCGGAAAGCCGGAGGCAGATCCGTTCGATCTCCTTTGCCATCTGGCATATAACGCGCCGCTGCGGACCCGGCGCGAGCGCGCTGACCGTCTGCTGAGAGAGCAGGACGAGTTTCTGGACCGCTTCGGGCCGGATGCCCGCGAAGTTCTGGATGCCGTGCTTGAAAAGTATGCCGAACATGGCAGTGCCCAGTTCAAGCTACCCGACATCCTGGAAGTGCCCCCGTTCAACGAGTGGGGCAACGTCATCGAAATCGCCGCCCGCTTCGGCGGGGGCAAGGAGCTGCGCAGCGCCGTCACCGAGCTGCAGCGTCTGCTCTACACCGCTTGAATTGAAGGAGATCCAACTTGGCCAGAACCGCCCGTAAGAAGGCTGCGCCGAAGCAACTGACCACTGCCCAGCGTCTCGACAGCATTATCAAGTCCGCCCGCAAGATCATGCGGAAGGACAAGGGGTTGAATGGCGATCTCGATCGGTTGCCGATGCTCACCTGGATCATGTTCCTGAAGTTCCTGGACGACATGGAGCGGATCGAGGAAGGACGCGCGGAGCTCGCAGGCAAGGACTATCGCCCGATCATCGAGGCTCCTTATCGCTGGCGCGACTGGGCGGCGGATGCGGATGGCATCACCGGCCCCGATCTCCTGTCCTTCCTCGTTTCCGAAATGACCGAGCGTCCGGACGGCACCCGCGGCCCAGGGCTGTTCGCCTATCTTCGCGGTCTGCGCGGCGACAACGGGCGGCGAGAGCGGCGCGACGTGATCGCGACCGTCTTTCAGGGCTTCGCCAACCGGATGGAAAGCGGCTACCTGCTGCGCGACGTGGTCAACCTGATCGACGGCATCCATTTCGACTCGTCGGAGGAAGTCCATACCCTCGGCCGCCTCTACGAGACGCTGCTGCGAGAGATGCGCGACGCGGCGGGGGACTCAGGCGAGTTCTACACACCCCGTCCGGTTGTGCGGTTCATGGTCGAGGTGACCGATCCCAAGCTGGGCGAGACCATCCTCGACCCGGCATGCGGAACCGGGGGATTTCTGACCGAGTCGTTTCTGCATCTCGAACGCCAGGCCGATACGGTGGAGAAACGCCGCGTACTCCAGGAGGAAAGCCTCCGTG